GATCAACTTTCTAAAAACATCTGTAATCGGGCTTAGAGCCTTTGCAAAGTTTTCAAACGCCGTTCCAATTCCACCGAATACTTTTCCAAGTCTATTGAAGGGCTCGGTAACATCGGTTAAAGCCTTGGCAAGGGATTGCATAATTTTAGTAATACCGTCGAAAGGTTTAGTTAGTAAACTAGCCGTAGCTTTAAAAACCTTTGTGAAAAAGTTAGTAAAAAAGTCTAGGAGCCCGTTAATAGCATTTACTAATGAGGTTGAGAAAATAGACTGTATAGATTCTATAAGTGTTTCAGCGACTCCGTTTATGGCTGATACAAATGCCTGTTTTAAAGGCTCTATGATTCTTGCAACTGCTACCTGCCAAGCCTCTGTTAGAGCCACCGCTAGGGGCTCGAATATGTTTTCAATGGCTAGATTAAAAGCATTCTTTATTAGTTCCCCAATTGGTTCCACGATCTTTGTAAATGCCCACTTAAAAGCATTTGCTATTAAATCGCCTAGGGGCTGCAATATATTCTCGACCATATAAAGCCATGCTTTAACTATTAAATCACCTAGGGGCTTTAGAAGTTTATCCCATACAAGCTTCCAAGCGTCTTCGATTAACTTGGCAAGTGGTTTGAGAATTTTCGTAAGAACTTCCTTCCAAACCTTTTCTAGGAAAGTTACAAACCATGTGTATAACTTTTTAAAAGCACCTTGAATTGCATTTAAAAAATAATTGAGAAGGTCAAAAGCCTTAAAAGCCATAGCTATGATCTCGTCTAAATTGCTCAAGGCTTCCACAATGGGATTAGTCCCTAGGCCCTTGGTCGCATCTTCCAAGTCTTTAACCGCGAATATCTTACTTGCGCCCGTTGCTAAATCTTCTCCCAGTTTTTTAGCCGATTCAGAAATCTTTGCCGGTAGGCTTGTAATGCTTGAAGGGACTTTAAAGCGGCCAAAAATAGCGTCACCTATGGCCCCAAGGGCTCTTTGTAGGCCCTTAACCACTCCAACCACAAAAGCTACTGCCACCCTCGGTATCGCTTCTATAAGGGCCTTTACAATGCGCTCAAGACCGCCCTTGATAAGAAGTTCATCAATAAGGCTACCAACAATCTCACCAGATGCCCCAACAATGCCTGAAACTAATTCCTCTACTATAGGTCCAATGTTGTCGGCTAGTGATTCCACAATGCGGGGGAATGACCTTATAAGCGCGTCCACAATGCGGGGTATTGCCTCGAATATTTTTTCAATAATAATTGGAAGCTTTTGCAGAATTATATCTATAATTTCTGGAAGCTTTTGAATAACCATTACAAGGGCATCTGCAATACCATCAATAAGCTTTGGTATTACCTCTCCAAATATTGCTGGTAGTCTCTCAATAAAACCATTTAAAGCTTTATCAAGACCACCAAGCATTTTTCCTACAACATCATCAATGTTCTTTATGAGATCATCGAATACGGTTACAAACCTTTCTAGTGCCTCGCTTAACATTTTCGGTACGTCTAAGAAAAATTGACCGACATCGGAAAAAATGGTTAGAAATTCACCTTTAAGAATGAATATGACAGCCTTGGCCCCGGCTTCAAATGCTGCAACAATTCCGTTACCTACATCACCAAAAGTCATGGTTCTAAAGGCTGCATTTATATCATCAAATAATCCCTCAATAACCGGATCTATACCATTGGTGAAAATGTTTTTAACCGCATCCACTGCGCCCGTAAACATACCCACAATGTCAATATCGCCAAAGGCTATATCTGTTGCATCTCTTTTAACATTTGCTGCTTGTGAAGAGGCTTGCTTATATCTGTCTATTAATTGCTTTGCCGCATCATCTAAAAGACCAAGCCTGTTAAGCTCCTCACTTAAAAACTTAGCGGTAGCAAATGCCCTATCTTCCTCTATTTGTATTAATTCTAGGCCAGTCTTACCTAAAGCATTATTAGCGTCCTCTAGCTTCTCGGTTTCTTTTCTAATATCGTCTAAGTTTCTTAGGACTATGTCTTGCTGTTTTTCAATCTCCTTTAATCTTTTCTCTTCAATCTTAGCGGCGGCTCTTTTCTCTTCCGCTTCGGCGGCCCTTACAATAGCATTCGCTTCCCTCTTCAATGTGTCTTCCGCTTTGGCAATTATCTGTAAATTCTTTCGGTTTAAAACTACGCTATTTCTTAATTGCTCTATTCGGATTTTACCAGCATCTAGTAATTGCTGGGCTTCTATTCTTGCCGCTGCTACTAACTTACCCTTTTCTTTAAGTTCCTTTACATTTATCTCTACTCTTAACTTGTCGAAATCCTTTAACGTATCCGTGCGAAGTTTATTAAGTCTTATCTGCGCTTCTGTCTCGGCTTCCGTAGCCTCGGCAAGCTTTTTAGATGTATCCGTAAATTCTTTAGTTCCTTTAGGAAGCTTAAAAAGAGCATCTTGGAGCCTTCCTACCGCTACCGACGCATCAAATACTTCTAATTTTGCCCTTTCAAAATCACTTCCTAATATTCTAGTAACAATAGCTTGCCTATTTATTGACGCCCCTACTCTTCTAATCTCTCCAAGAGCATCTTTAAACATCATAGCTTTTTTAAGATTATCTACACCCTCGGCGGCCATAGCCGTACCCGTTACAACCTTACCGAAAGAATCAGCTAAACCTATTGTTGTCTCTACTGTGACCTTCCCAAGTTCTCTTATTTTACTCTCAACCCCAGCTATTTTACCGTCTAGGGCCTTTAGGGCCATTTCATTAGATGTAAATGCCCTTTCTAGGTTGTACCAAGCTAATTGAAGGAATAAGACACCGTTTATCAGTCCAATAACTCCAATTTTAGTAAGATCTACTAATATAGAAAGGACCCCAGAAAAAGCATTGCCAAGGTATTCTGTGACACCGGCCAAAGATTCCATACTTACGCGGGTATCTCTAAATAAATCTTCTATAAGTTTAAAAGCATCGTCTATAAATTGAACTTGTTCTCTAAGCAGTTTGATTGATTTTATTAATACTAAAATACCACCCACAATTAATGCTGCGCCTAAAAATAAGGGATTGGCTAACAGTGCCAAGGTAAACCTAACCACTTGGCCCGTGGCAGTCTTTATACTTTGGCCTACTCCTTTAAAAGCCTTAACCGTAGCTACTCTTAGTGTCTTGCTTAGGGCTTCCCAAGATTCTGAAGCCGAAGTTACACTTACACTCTGGATACCTAACAGCGTATTTATGCCCGTTAAAGCCGCGCTTACAATTGCCTGCACTTTTGTCGAATTGTTTAAGATGAATATGAAAGCCTTCCACCCTGTCACAAGAGTAGCAAGTAAAAAAATCATAGATACAAGAGTGCCTACTACTTTTAGGGCGACTCCTAAAAAGTCGAGTAGCCCGCCCACTACCGATAAAACGGCGGGTGGCAGTGCTAGAAATGTTGTTAGTATTTGGGTTTGCGTTACTACTAAAGCCTCAGTAACTACCCCCGACTGTCCCAATACTGCTTGTAACTCCGTTAGCTTTTTATTGTAAAAGGCAGTAGCCCCCGCAATGGAATTTAGCTGGTCAGCTGCAAAACCTCTTAAAAGATTTCCTCTTTCTTGGATTATCTCAAGCCTAGCCATTATTTTCTCTTGTTCGGTCATCTCTCGGCTAGATTCTGAAACGGCCTTAGCAACTTTTGTATGCGCAATTTCATTTTCTTTTAAGTTCACCCCGTAGCTTAAGGCGGCTTGCGTTACCCCAGTTAGGCCTGAAAATAGGGCTTGAACAGTTTCGGATAGGTCTTTCCCGTTAGTCGATGCTATCTCCGAAGCATCTGCTATCAACTGGGAAGTTTCTTTAAATGAGAGTCCAATAGCCGAACCATCTGCCGCTAAAAATTTTGCTGCGCTTCTAATATCATCCAATGCAAATATTGTTGAGTCGTTTAGTGTTTGAACTACTTGGGACCACTGGCTAAGATTTCCTGAAAATTGCCCAAGCTTAGAATCAAGCGCATTTATTACAAAATTAAATTGAAGGGTAGATTTACCAGCCTTTATAGCTATCTTTTCCCATTCAATCATTGTGTTAATGAGGTCATCGCCAAGTCTTGCGATAAAGTTGCCGATTGACCTAGCTGCAAAGATAAAAGCAGATGAAAAAGTTCCTGTTAAAAAGCTTACAAGTAGTGAAGCTTGCCCAATAAATCTAACCATGTCATTTTCTGAACCAATTAAACTTGCTCCAAGTATTCCAAATGCACCGGAAGTTAAAAAGGCTTTTTCTACTAATCCAAGTAATCCTAAATCAAGACCTGCTATTGTCGCATTTGTTCCGAGCTTAAT